ACCAATGCGGATCATGACACGAAGAGATGCACACATAACATCAGGTGATCTCTTCAAATCATATTTACTGTAATCCCAATCGGTCAATTGTCCATCCGTAGCAAGTTCATTTAAATGATTAACAACTTGCTCCCATTCGGGGCCTGCACAATTTACACCAACAAGGCATTCGGAAGTTAAAGGGTGACGAGAGATGAATTCAGCAACAGGGAGAAAGTATTGGCGACAAATTAAAGTGAATAAACACTCTAAAATGTAAAAGATACGAACTTTCTCTGAATCTTCTGCTACAACTTCATCTTTTAGGCAAGTCTTGACCCAGATACCTAGCATTTCATGATCATCAAACATCTTAATCATTTCATCATAATATGCTTGGGCTTCTGGAGATAATTCATACCTATTTCGTCCATCTGGGTAAGGGTCAAGGCGGACAAATAGACCGCTATTTTCTTTGCTTCCTACGGGGATTCCTGCTGAAGTCTTCATTTTAAGAGGCTCCATGTATAAAGAATCTTTGACACCATTAATTGCTTCCTCAACAGATAGAGGACGACAAAGATGGGGATTCTTCTTCATGTGAGCCAACAAGGGTTTGTGAAGATCATCTAAATAATCGTCCACAGCCCATTTTAAAGACTCTGGGGGTACTTCCCAGGATCCTTCAGCAACAAACCTAAGAGCTTTGTTGTGATGAACCCAGGGTTCTTTCATGTAGGGAGCTTTCCAACGGCATTTCTGTCCACAATGTTTCTCAATTGATTCACTCAGGAGTCCTCGACGTACTCGAGAGCGATATTTGGGCAAGTGCAAGTCATGACCTAACACCTCCATACACGGATGGGAGTCCATTTCACCTTCATTAAACATTGTAGTTTTTGGGTGAGGACCCTCATTCGGAATGAGGTTGAGACCTAGGCGAGTTTTTCTAAGAGTTCGCATTTCTGGGGTAGAAATGTAATGAGGTTGTTTCTCCAACTCATGTAAAGCAGAGAGGTAATCCTCATGTAAAATCTCTTGAGAGAAACCCTTCCTGGAAGTCAAACCGTGTGCACGTCCAGCAATATGGAATCCAATGATAGCTCCATCTCTCCTATCAGAAATAACAGGAGAGCCACAGAAGCCATCACCAGACTCATAAGAAACATATTCTTGACCACGACCACAAGAGAAGCCAGCACAATCGATGTCATTCACATACTTAGCAGCAAACTTTTCACTAACTGCTTGACCATCTTTCAAAAAGATTAATCGAGCAGAAATATGATCAGTTCCCGTCTGTCGGGGAAGCAAGTAATCAATAGATTGACGCAACTTAGGTGCTTTACACACCTTTAGTAAAACAGCGTCCTTACCATTAATTCTAGCTAAAGAAGACGAGTAAGCTCTGCATTTGTGTTTGACACCATGAGTATCCATGTAAAGATCAAGATATTCAACGAGATCCTCTTTATAAGGATCGGGTTTGAAAAAGTGTCTCGGTAACATCAAAACACCAGGTTGGATATAAACGCCATGGATTTGGCGCTTCTTACCATTTAAGGTAGCTTCAACATGGGTAATGTTCCGAGAAATGATATACTTGATTTCTTCACTGGAAGAATTCCTCGTATCTACAGGTTCAGCAACTTGTCGGTTAATTGAAAACCAGTCACTCCAAGACTTTGTGTTTGAATCTCGCGTAAGCTCATGCTCAGGGCTATTGCGAATAGAATTCCAAATAACAAGTCCAGTGACTACAGCTCCAATTACACCAACAGCAGTAGGAACAAGGGAATTATACTCGGATGAGTGTCTTCTGGCGCGGTCGTACAGGGATCGTTGTAAATTAGGATCTGACATTGTGCGTTTCTGTAAATCCTGATAACGCTTTTCAAATCCTAACCATCGTCGATACCACATATAGAGAAACAAGAAGATAGTGACAAAGCTACTAATAATAAGAGGCATAAGCCACCACTGATATTCTCGAATCTCCAAAACGGCAACATATTTCGTGTATTGGAAATACCATGGATAACAGATTAAACCCAACAATTTTTGAAAGAAATAAATGTTGATGTAATAATCGTTCCAATCCAAATAATTCTCAGTGAAAATTCCTAAGCTAGCATAAAACTCACGCCTTTCAAAGACGAAAGTAGAGTACTCAGGATAGGGATAATACCATCCCCATTCACTGTACGAACGAGCTTTCAAAACAACTTGCTCGTAAGTTCTTGGATTGAGTCCAAAATATTCCATAGTGCCGCAAAATGTAGTGGTAACAATGAAAGTTAACAATCCCCAACAAATGGCTCTTCTAATAAGATAGGTTAGAGGGAGAAAGATCTGCTTTTCAGCAGCCATCATACGAATAAATTGTTCTTTCCTCTTTCCTAACCATGTTAGGGAGCCGTCGGGTCGTTGTTGCCATCTCTGTGGAATCAAACTCAAAGCTGTGCACCCGATAGTGTCGGGAATGAAGCTGAGTTCCTCAACCAGTTCTTCATGAAATACTTGCATTACATTGCTGTCTATAGACCACATCCATTTAAACTTGATGAATGGATTGATCCAAGGTAGTAACGTGGACCATAAAATGGATCCAATAGTATTAGAAAGAACTGGGAGTACTGACATTTCTGCATCATTGCACTCAATTTGAACTTCATTTCCACATTGAACACAAACATTATCAACAAACTTGCAAGGAGATTTCCAACTTCCAACACATTTGCCATTAGGACAGGCATATTCCGTTTTCACGGATGTGGCAGAAGACTCCTTGACGTTCACAGTGACATCCGTCAATGAATACCAATCCTTATCAGGACACTTGCAAAATTCAGCAAGTCGTTGGCAATTCAAACAACCAGGTTGTTTGTCAGTGGAACGTTGTTTCTCAATAATATCTTGTTCAGCGAAATGATCCTTACACATTTTCCGAACGAGGTCAAAGAATTGCGATGTGTTTAAACCGAGGCTTTCTCGGCCTTCATATTGGA